CTAATAGGCCCAGAAGTGGGCCACCAGCATGCCCATTGCGGCGAGCAAACTCGCCGCCAGGAGCCAGACTTTCCAGGGGCGGTGGTTCAGCTCGATTCCGGTGTTCTCGCTGATCGTCCGCCCGGTTCGTGCGATCTCGATGCGCTCAGCGATAAGGAGCGCGGCGCCGAGGATCGCGTAGCCGACGGCCAGGGAGTAAAACCCAAGGCCCACCGCCACCACCACCAGCAGGGCCCAGAGCAGGGCCACCGCGTGCCAGGATCGGAAGAACGCCCTCATCACGCCCTCCGCACGTAGAGCTTCTCCCCCACCCAGCGGGCCGCTGCCAGGGGGTGCTCGTGCCCGTCGAGGAAGAACCGGTGGACCCGGATCAGACCGCCGGGGTGCTCGAGCTCCATTGCTCTGGCGTAAATGCTCGCGATCCGGCGCATCCAGCCGCGGCCGAAGTGGGCGAAATGGCGAAGCCGGGCGTAGTAGAGCGTCCGGTCGCGGTGCAGGTAAGCCAGCCCGAGTAGCGGGTGCAGGCGGAGGACGTCGGCCAGACGGCGCTCAAACGCCCGCGCGGTGCTCACCCCGTGCTGCACGGCGGCGTCGAAGAGGTAGAGGGCGATGCCGGGGTGGCCGGCGGCGTCCCAGTAGGCGGCCGCCGGGACCCAGTAGCGCTCGCGGTAGATCGCCCGGACCTCGTCCTCGCCGATCTCGGCCACCGGCCGGGGCGGCTCGCCGCGATCCCGCCTCCAGGCATTGTAGGTGGCCTGGGTGATGCCCCGGTTGGTGGCTCCGCCGGGGTCGTTGGCATCGTTGACGTAGCCCCCCTCCCAGCGGAGGACCTCGGCCAGGGCGAGTTCGAAGGTGCTCATAAAAAAGGCCCCGCTTCGCGCGGGGCCGTGCTCACCTCCTTCTTGGTTCAGGTTGCCACCGTCCAGGGACAGGTCTCGGGGTAGGGATCCCAGTCAGGACCGACAAGCCAGTCGAGGCCTTGCTGGCGGGCGGCCTCCAGCGCGGCGTTGATGCCGGCGATGGTGGTCGCCGACTGAACAGCCTGGTAAACGCTCTTAAACGCCGTCTGCCCCTGCTGGATCAGGGTTTGGAGCTGGGTGCTCGAGCGCCCACCAGGGGGCGGAACCCCCAGCGCTTCCGCCTCCTGGGCCTCAGCGAGCTCGGCGCGGATCACATGCAGGGCGGCAGCGGCGTTGAGCTGGAGCCTGCGCTGGGCCGCAGCCCGCACCCGCGCCACCCAGTCGGTGACTAAGGTTGGGTCCCCATAGACCAGCCCACCGTCGGGGTATCCACCGTGAGCGATGATGAGGTAGGTATCGGTGGTACCCACCATTGCCGGGTCATCCGGCCAGGGCGGGGGGTTGAGCGGGTCCGCCACCCGCGCAGGCCAGTCGCGGAGCAGTTGGCGGTAAACCCGCCACCCGGCGCGTGCGGCGGCCGATATGGAGGCGTCGGGCGCCTCCACCCAGTCGCTTTGCGCCAGGCGCTGGGCGCGCTGGGCTCGGATGGCCTCCATTGCCGCATGCTGGCGGTCGGCGAGTGTCTCGACCTGGAGCTTAGCCATTTAGGACCTCCTCGGGCTTGCTATCTGGCTCCCCAGGCTGGTGCCAGTAGAGGAGCACTACGTGTAGATCGCCCGCGTCGTTCACCTCGGCCCTCACGACGGGCGAGAACGGCAATACATCGGGCACGATCTCCATCACGCGGTCGCCGGGCTGGAGGGCCGAAAAATCGAACGCCTCGCTGAGGCCGTCTGGCTCTAGCGTTGCCGTGAGTACCCGGCCGGACCAGGAGTAGGCGATGCGCTTGCCCGGGAGCCCGAACTGAGAGTTATAGCTGATTCTAATCATTTCCACCTCCCGATGGCAACGTAGCGGCATGTTGCGTTTATCGACGCCCCGCCATAACTGCTCCTCCATGCCACACGTACGGTTGTGCCATCAGGTGCATCCATACCTCCTTGCTCGTAGAATGCGGCCCCATTGATGTTCGTGCCCTCAATCACGCTCCCAGCCGGTTTGGGGGGATTGACGAATGCCGCAGGAAGGGTTATTGTTGCTGCCTGCTTCGAGCCGTCTGCGGTGAAGTTGCCCAAGTCAACCATCCCCCAGCAAATCTGCGTCCCGTCCGCGAACCGCACGTACTCGCCGTTTGCGTTGGAGCCGTAGGCCACGATTGGGGTTCCGCTGGCGTCGAGAGGCATGCCGTTGGCATCGAGGGTGGCTAGGCCGCCCGCCTGCCCGGCGGCGGCCCGCTTGCTGACTCCACCCTGCACCACCGGGATCAGGTCACCTGGGGCTACCGTGGCTTGCGCCAGGGATGCTAGCCAGTTCGAGAACGTCTTGTTCGCCACCTATATTCCCTCCTCCCAAAGGATCAGGTAGGACCCGCCGTCGTCGGTGAGCATGTCGGCGCCGTCGTCGCTGGTCAGAGGTCCGGCACGGCTCACCGCGTCCGCGATCCAGCGGAGCTCGAGGGTGTAGCTGAATGCCCCGCGCGGCTGCACGCCGCCCGCGCCCTGGAAAGCGGCGAGGTGCGCGACCACCGCGTCGCCGCCGTGCTCGACGTAGAGCCAGCGAGCGGCCTCGGCGGCGTTCGTGAGCGCCTCCACCGCCTGGGCGCCGCTTGCGCCGCCGGTGGCCCCGGCGTACGCGGTGATGGCCACCTCGCGGGGCAGGTCATTGCCCAGTCCGACCTCGACGTACTGCTCGGACTGGGGCGGGCGCACCACGTCGAGGGCCCACGCGTGCTGAAGCAGGCTCTCGATGCCGGAGACGGCCACGATCCTGGTCTCGCCTCCGGCGCCGTCGTCCAGGTAGACCTGCATGCTCGCCTCCTACCAGACCCAGACCACCCGGCCACCCATGCTGGTGCTCGACCAGTAGGGGGCGGTCGGGAGCAGCTCGAGGCGCACCTCGATCAGCCCCTGGGCGGGCAGCAGCCGGGTGGTTTCGTAACCCTTCAGGCCAAAAAACGCCCGCGAGATCGTCTCCGAGCCCTCGGTGTAGCGAAGCGTCCCGCCTGCTTTGGCGATGGCCAGGATGCGCGAGAGCTTAGCGAGAGCCGCTCCATAGTCCGCCTCGTGAATGCCGACCTCGACGACGAGCGGCTTGGCCTCGGGAAGCCGGTCGCCCCGCACCTTGATTCCCGCCGAGGAGTCGTAGGCCTCGACGGCGATCGCGTGGTCGAGGCTGGGGGTGTTGAGGACGGTCAGCGTCTCCGTGTTGGTGCCGTCGGTGATCGTCCAGGGCACGGGTCACCTCCTCCTGGTCAGGGCCAGGGCGGTGCCCTCTGCCTCCTTGCGGCGCCGGTCAGCGAGGATGCGGATGGCCCGGGCGGCCGGATCGGCGCCGCGCGAGCCCATCCTGGCCACGCTCCGCATGCGGCGGGGGGTCCACTCGTACTCCCAGGTCTCCACCTCGCCGGTGAGGTCGCCGCCGGGGGCGCCGGTGACGGTGAGGTAGCGGGCAGGCGGGTGGTAGCCCGGCCACTCGACCTCGGCGGGGGTTTGGGATGGTAAGCGGATGAGGGAGCGAGCGTAGTTATCAAGTCTGACGGTGTCGTATTCGTAGAACTCCACTTCGTAGACCTTTCCCGACGCCGGGATGCCACCCATGTCTAGCCAGGTACCAGCCGTTTCACAAAATCCGCTGGGCCCCAGGACGGGCAAAACGAGCTCGATTAAACGCGGTTTGCCGCCAGTATTTGGGAGGTCTATACGCAACCAGTCACCGGTAATCGCCCCAGCGTTTGTGCAGGAGTGCCTCAGAGTCGCTGTGCCACCCGCTTCGGTGGACTCATAGATGATCGTGGCGCGCGGGGCATAACGCTGGGTCCCAGGGCCCGGTGTTGCTGTCAGATCACCTGGGCCGGATGCGTATGTGGCCGCATTTCCGTCACTTGCGTTGGTAGGATTGCTGACCGTACCGCTGACATTGCTTCCGCGCTCCGCCCACGGCACAATGGCATCGCGGTACACATATGCCTTTTCCGCCCCATACGTAGCATTACTCGGGTCTTCGTAGTAGTGAACATAGTACCGATTTGGTAGATCACGTTGCTCATACCCGTATCCAGCACCGGAAAACGACTCCCATACCTCGGCATTTCCTGGCGCGGGCGGTAAAGCCATCAGGAGCGCTACCTGAGTCACGACCTCCTCCCCTTCAACAGGAAGCCAGTTTAGGCCGTGCTCGGCATAGCCGACCGAAATGGACGAAGACTCTGGCGCGAACCAGAATGCCCCGGTGGCATCTACACCCCACGTAATACCTGGAACGCTACGCGCTAAATCAGAGAGCACCTGGGCAAGCGGAACCAAAATGCTAGGACCCATTACGATCTTCCGGCCCGTGTCCGGCACCCGCGCCGGGTCATAGGTGATCGCCGGATGCAGGAGCCTTGAGGCGATGTCCCGCACGATCGCGCCCACATCTTGCTCGGCGTAGGTTGTCGAGTCCATGAGCCGTTGTTGCAGGAGCCGATCCGCCCCCACCGCCACGTACCCCCGCACCCGGCCGTCATTCGCTGGCCAGGAGGTCTCGATGTAGCCGTAGAACGCCGGCTGCCCATCCACCAGGAGCTGCACCACATCGCGGGCGGCGATGTCGACCTTAGAGGGCGCCGCCTGGAACCGCATCTGCTCGCAGTTGCCGTCGCCCCGGACCGACCACCGGAACCCCTCGGCGATGCCACCCGGACTGGCGTCGGTGTAGGTGGCCTTGAGCGTGGCCTTGTTGGGCGTCCAGACGCGCAATTCCCAGCTCAACGCCGGCCTCCCCTTAGCGTGTGTCGAGTAGTAGCGGATGTCCTGCTGAGGCTCACGCAAGCCCCCGCACGCTGTAAGCCAGATCGCCAGAAAGGCGAACGTCCACGCTAATCCGAGCTTTCGCAAACCGATCCACCGCCTCCCCGAACTTCGCCACGTGCCGGCCCATCTCGTCCACCCAGGCAGGAGCGGCGAGCACCGGGGCCGTGGGTAGCTCGTAGCGGATGGTCTGGGTGCCGGGGGTGGTCAAGCCGCCCTCTCCCCCGCTCTTCCCGCCCCTGAGGCCGGCCATTTCTCGACGGAAGGGCTCGAGCACCCCGGCGATCTTCTTGGTCAGCTCGGGCACCTGGGCCGCAATGTCCCGGACGTACGTCCGGGCGGCTTCGTAGTTGCCCTTGGCCAGGGCCTCGGTCAGCTTGGTCAGCGCCTCACCGAGCACGCCCTTGAAGATCGCCCCCTGGATCACCGCCTCGATGACGGCGTTCTCGATCGCGGAACGGAGGCCCTCCTTGAGCTGCTCCTGCCAGTCCTGGGCGCCCTCGAGGAACGCCCGCATCGCGTTCCTGAGCCCGCCGAGGACCCCTTGCTCCAGGGTCTGGGCGATCTTCAGCGCGAACTTGTCCACCTCGACCTTGTACCGGTCGACGCTGATCAAGCCGAAGAAGTAGCGTTCCTGGTACTTCTTGATGCGAGCGTAGGCGCGCTGGTGGATCAGCACCATCTGCTCGCCGAGCTTCTCGTAGGCGGCCCTGGCCCGGTTCAGGCTCTCGACGGTAGCCTGCCAGGTGAGCTTGTAGAGGCCCTCGGCGATGGAGCCGAAGAAGCTGAAGACCTTGCTCAGGAGCCCGCCCACCACCGGGATGGCCTTGGCCAGGTCGGCAAAGCCGCCCCAGAGATCCCGGATGGCCGCGCCGGTGTCCTTGCCCACCTTGCTAAACGAGGAGAGCACGCGGTTGAGGCCGGAGTAGACGGTCTGGATGGTGCTGACGTACCGCTCGGCGAGCCGGAGGCGCTCCCTTTCCTTACGAGTCAGCTCCTCGGCCTTTTTGATCTCCATCTCCCGCGCCCGGAGCAGGCTTCGTTGATACTGCAGGTGCTCGCGGTAGAGCTGGCCCTGGTACGTCCAGACCTTGCCAAGTTCCCTCGCCGCCCGCCGCCGGTCCGCCTCGGCAGCGGTGAGCTTGGAGGCTTCAGCAAGGAGCCGGCGCATGCGGGCGATCTCCATCTGCCGCGCCCGGAGCAGGCTTTGCTGGAGCTCGAGGTGCTCCTTCTCAAGCTCGTTTAGCCGCTTTTGCTCGGCGCGGATCTCGGCGAGGGCCTGGCGGCGGTCCCGCTCCGCGTCGGTGAGCTTGGAAGCGGCCTCGAGGGCCTCCCGTTCGGCCTCGGCCTGGGCTCGCATCTCGGCCCTGAGCCCCCCGTGGCGGCGGCGGTAGCCTGGCATGCGGAAGAGCCAGGTTGGGGTCTGGCCGCCGCTGGCGGTCGGCGCCTCCTCTCGCGGCGACACCACGCCCAGGAAGGCCTGCGCGTACTCGGCCACCCGCGGCGCGGTCTGGCCGAGGAGATCCAGCTGGCGCCGGATGGCCTCGTTGAGGGAGAGGATCTTGTCCTTCGCCTGGTCCGCCTTATCGCCGGTCTGCTCGAGGCCAGCATTTAGCTGTGGGATGGGCGCGCTCCCGCCGCCCGCCAGCGCAGTCAGGCTCTTGCTCAGCTGGCGGGCTCCGGCAACGATCTCGCTGAAGGCCTTCTGGGTCGCCCGGGCGGTTTCGCCGAGCGTGCCGTCCATCGTCATAAAGAGCCTGGTCAGCCCGTCCTCGGCGAGTTTGTTGGCGCGGTCGAAGAAGACGGCGCTCTGCTGCGTCGCTGCGTCGAATGCCTGTGCGAGGCTTCCCGACAGCGCGGTAGCGGCGGTTTGCAGGGCGAAACGGGCGCCCGCTATGTTTCGCTCCTGGATCGCTTTCCATGCCCGATCCAGGAAGAAGAGCGCTCGGCGAAAAGCATCCATCATGCCGCTCAGCGCTCGCCGCCAGAACGCGATCACCCCGGCCGCGTCGGCAACCACGGCCTGGAAGATCTTCCCGAGCCCGCTGATCGCCTGGGCCCCGAGCGCGGCCCAGCGCTTGAGATCGGCGAGGGATACGCCGAGGGCCTCGAGCGCCTTTACCGCCGCGTACCCTGCCGCGGCCCAGGGGGCGAGGCGGGCGGCAAAAAGCGCGAGGCCGCGGATGGCCTGGACCAGGGCAGGCAGCAAGGCGCCGGTGATGGCTCCGGCGAGCTCGAAGATGCTCCGGGCGTGCTCCCTCAAAAACCGCCGGATCCCCCCACCCTCGAACCACGCCCGCACCCGGTCGAGCCAGGCGAGGAACGCCTGCATGCCCTCCCGAACGTGGAAAGTGCGGTCGAGGTCCTCGCCCAGGGCGGCGAGCGTGCGGGTCAGGTTGTCCTTGATGTTGGACCAAATGCCGAGGAGCGTTCGGCTCTGAAGCTCCATCATGCCTGCGAAGCGCTCCTGCATGCCCTCGAGGATCGCCGAGACCCCAGTGGCGGCGTCGATGGCTCCCTGCTGGGCGAGCTTCATGGCGGTGGGGATGTCGACGCCGATCTTCTTGGCGAGCATCTCCCAGGCGGGGATCCCGGCCTCGGCGAGCTGGCGCATCTCCTCGGCCGACACCTTGCCCTTGGCCCGGATCTGGCCGAGGGCGAGCACTACCCGATCCAGGAGGGCGCTCGAACCGCCGAGGGCGGCCACCGCGTCGCCAACCGCCCGCAGGGTGGGGATCACCTCCTCAGCCTTGAACCCGAGGGCGAGGAGGAGCTGGACCTGCTGCTGTAGCCCCTCGATCTCGAAGGGCGTCTTGGCGGCGAAGTCGTAGAGCTCGCGGAGGAAGCGGTCGGCCTTCTCCGCTGAGCCCAGCATGGTGGTGAAGGCGATCCGCATCTGCTCGAACTGGCCGGCGGTGGCGATCGCCTTCACGCCGAGCCCGGCGAGGCTCGCCCCGGCGGCGGAGACCGCCGCCGCCAGCTTCAGGCTGTGCGGGGCGGCGGCCTCGAGTTCGGCGTTCAGTCTGGCCGCCGCCGCCTTCGCCCGCTTCAGCTCCCCCTCGAGGCCCTTCAGGGCCCCCTGGGCCCGCTTCAGGGCCCGGGTGGCCTCGTCCCTGAGGCGGAGGACGATCTCCAGTTCATTGCGCGGCACGGCGGGCCTCCAGTTCGGCCTTCTGGCGCTCCTTCTCGGCCATCAGCTGCTCGTGGGCACTGCCCTCCTCGAAGATGCGGAGGAGCAGCTCAAGCCTGCCGATTGGCATGTGGAGGAACTCGATCGGGCTCGTCCCGTACGTCTTCCCCATGTAATGCAGGGCCCGGAGCCACTTCACGAAAGGATTCCCGGTCCTGGGCCACCTCATCGGGCCGGATCTCGCCGGAGACCTCACGCAAGCGGCGCTCGAGGGCGGCGAGGATCTCCTCCCCGTACTGATCCCGGACCCAGGCCCGGAACACGCTCACCGGCACCGACCCATCCGGGCACTTGCCCTCGAGGGCCTCGTGGTCGAAACAGATCGCGACACTCACGACGCCGTAGACGTAGTAGGCCTCCTCCAGCCGCCCGGCGAGGAGGGCCGCCTGGGGCACGTCGGCGGGGTCCAGGGTCTCGGCGCTGGCCTCTCCGGCGGTGAGGAACCGCCCCACCGCGTCCGGCGCCACCCCCAGGCGGGGGATGATCTCGATCGCCCGGACCGGGCGCAGGATGAGCTCTTCGCCGTCGGGGAAGCGGAAGACGAACCGCTGGGCCTGGTACTCCTTGAGCCTCTCGGCGATTCCCATGCGCCCTCCTAGTAGCTGGCGGTGTCGTTCACCAGAACCACGTCAATGAACTCGCCGGTGGTCGGATCGAGCTCGGCGGCCAGGGTGACGGCGGCGGTGAGGCGGCCGCTTGCGGGGATCGGCTGCGAGTGGGCGGCGACCACCGCCCTGTGGAAGGTGATCGTCAGGCTCTTCGCGCCCCGAGTCCAGACGAAGTCGTAGCGGTTGGCGGTGTCGTTCACAAAGTCGCCGTAGATGGCCGCGTCGTTGAACTCGAGGGTGAGCTGAGCCTCGGCGGTCACCGTCCCGATGTCCATCGCCGCGATGACGTCCGACCCCGTCGCTTCGACCGGCTCGAAGTTGTTGTTGATGGTGATGTCAAGACTTTCCACCCGGAGCCCGAGCGGCGAACCGCCCCGGCTGACCGCCAGGTCGCGGAAGTCGAAGACGGCGTCGGTGGGGAAGGTCGGCGTGGCCTCGGCGACCCCGTTCTGGTGATCCCGGAAGACCCAGTTGAGGTCCATCTTGAGGTAGTCGTTGGCGGGTTGCTTGAAGCCGATCTGTCCCAGCTGGCCGCCGGTGTAGCGCCGGGTGACCCCGTCAGCGGTCCACTGAAGCGAGTAAGGCGGGCGGGGGTGGTCGTTCGCCACGGGTAGCGTGTCAGCCTTGAAGGTGTGGGTGTAGGGACCGGTGCCGGTGGTGGTCGGAGCGCCCAGCAGGGCCACAAGCAGATGCCCCATCGCGTCAGTGTAGGCGGGGATCCCGCTCATGCCGCCCCGTACGCTCTTCCGGCCGGCGCCCGAACGCAGCTGAGCGATCGTGGCGTGAGGCCCCTCAATGCGGAGCCGGCCGATCTCGATGTTGATGTCCTTGGTACCGGGAAAGAAGACCGTGGGGGGCACGCCGGTGCCCCAGGCGGCCTCCTTGCCCAGGCCGATGTGAGCTAGTTGCGCGACACCCATCACTTACCTCCTTTGCTCTTCCTCTTGGGCTTCGGCTCCTCGAGGGCCTCGAAGGCCCCGGTGGCGAGGAGACGCTCGCCCTCTTCCTTGCTCACCTCAACGACCTGCCCCGGGCGGAGGCCCGGGGCGAAGGCCTTGGCGTTCTTGTTCGGTACGTATCTAAGCTTCACTCGATGGCCCTCCTGATCCAGAAGCCGATCGTGGCCTCAAAAAAGAGGCCGCCCCAAGCAGCCTCCTGGGCGGTGATCGGTTCAACCGTTGGCTCGGGCTGCCACTCGATGAAAGTTTCGCTGCCGAATGGGTTGCCGGCCTCGGCAATGGCCTTTAGGGCTGCGTCACGAGCGTCCAGCAAAGTCTGGTAGCTGGCCTCGAGGTCGGCCCCAGTGGCCACCGCGAGCCGCACCACCCACCGCTCCATGACCGCGTAGCGTCCCAGGCCGCTGGAACCGCCCAGGGTGGCCTCGGCCACGGCGATGTCCGCCTGGCGGTCGGCCAGGTCGTGGGCGCTGCCGCGCACCACCGTCCAGCCGGGCAGGGCGGCCTCGAGGGCGGGGGCGATGACGGCGATGACGTCGCTAGCCTTCACGTGTGGAACCTCCCCAAGATGCGGGTCGCCGCCTCGGCGAAGTGGCGGGGGAAGTCGTCTGCGGCGGCCCTGGCCGCTGGCCAGAGGAACGGCCGCTTCGGGATCCGCACTTGCTTGGCCCGGCGCCAGGGGCCGGTGGGGCGGTCGGTGTCCCAGGGCTGGTAGAGCCGGAACACCAGCCAGGGCTTCCGTTTTGCCCGGATCACCGCCCCGTACTCGTGGACGTGGGCATAACGGGCTGCCGGGCCCTTGACGTAGATCCTCTGCTCGGCGATCGCGCCGGGCGCCCGCTGGACGTAAGGACCGAGGCTGATGCCCCGGTAGAGGGCGCCGCTCCTGGCGATGAGGCCGGGCCGACCACGGGTGACGTTTTCCCTGGCCCGGGCCCGGGCGTCGGCGGTGGTCCGCCGGAAGGCGGCGTTGGCCACCGCAATGACGTTGGCCTCGATCGCCAGCAGTTGGCGGGGGATCTTGAACTCGACCTCCATCAGGTCACCTTGGCCAGCTCGGCCACGATCCGGCCGCCCACCAGGCGCACCCGGGCCACCCGGTAGCGCTCGCCGCTCGCGGCCACCAGCGTGTCGCCCTCTTGCACGTCGTCGCGGGTGACCAGGCGCATCGAGGGGACGTAGTCGGCGAACACGGCGGCCTCGAGGCCTGGCCTGGGCTCCCCGAACCAGGCGGAGACTGCCTGGCCGGTGCGCTGGTTGGTCAGGAGCTCCCTCACCACCTCGGCGCGATTCCCTTGCCGGCCGCTGGGCCGCCTTTCGCCACGATCAGCTCGTCCACCCAAGCGCCGGCCCGGCGGATGGCGGCGGCGGCCTCGCGGGCGGTGCGGAACTGCTGGAAGACCCCGCCGACGCTGATCCGCTCAAGCCAGACGGGGTTAGCCTCGAGGGCCCTCGCCGCCGCCTCGTGGGGCCGGTACCAGACGTTGCCGTCCGCGTCGGTGACCGCCGTGGCGTCGAGCCAGGCCTGCCACTCGGCGTCCTCGAGGGAGTGGTCCGGCCAGGCCCCCGACCCCGCCGGGACATCGGCGGCGAGACGCCGGGCCCAGGCCAGGGCCCAGGCGGCGCTCTTGGGGTCGGCGAGGGCGAGGTCGGCGGGGTTGTAGGTCCGGGCCACGGCGGTCTACCTCAGAGCTTCCCGGCCTGCTCGAGGACCTCCTTGACCACCGATGGTACCTCGACGGTCTCCCCCCGCTTGATGCGGTACATCTTCCCATTGACGGTCACGTCGACCGTCTCGGGCTCGCCAGGGAGGACCGGGAGCTTGATCTTGACCCTGGTTTCCTTTGCTTGTTCTGCCTTAGCCATCACTCACCTCCTTAGCTCACGGTGTGCTCGATGCGGACCATGAAGTTGTCGTTCAGGATCTTCACCGCCAGGTAAGCCTTCCACCCCATCGACCATTTCTGGTCCAGGGGGTCGGCGGTCCCGCCCGAGCCCACCGGCTTGTAGATAGTCTGCAGGTTGTTGCCCTCGAGGGTCACCACGCCGTAGGCATCGGCGCCAATCACCAGGGTGGCGTAGACGTCCGCCGGAGGGGTGCCGCCACCGGCGCCGGCCCACACCTTGGCGTTGGTGGTCTCGATGAAGCGGACGCCGTAGAGCCGACCGATCTCGCCGGCGAAGATCCGCTGGGCCCCGGCGTACTGGTTGGGGGTTTTCCAATCGGGGTCGTTCATCAGGTCGTACACCGCGTCGGGGTGCACGATGGCGATGAAGTCGCCATCCACCGCGGGCCGCGCGTTGACCCGTTTGAGGGTGCGGACCGCCTTCTTGATCTCGGCCACGCTGAGCACGTCGCCGGCCACGATGGCGCTCCGCGAAGCCCGTCCATTGGCGTACTGCACGTTGGTGCCGGTGACCAGCACGTCCCGGACGATCTGATCCAGGGAGTTGCCGGCCTGCTCGCCCAGAAGCTCGGCGGTCTCGGTGAGGATCGGGTCGATCGCGGTCTCCAGAACCTGGTCGGTGCCGAAGACCACGTCGCCGTACTGGGCGAGGGCGGCGGTCAGGGCGGTCACCGAGAGGCTCTGACCGGCGGGCGGGGTGCCCTCGGTAAGCGGGGTGGTGGCCGCCGGCAGCGAGTCGAACCGCCGGAACTCAATGGTCTTGCCGCTGGCGCGCCGGATGGACCGCTGCTGGCCGAACTGGGCGTGCACGAACCGGGGCACCGCCCGGGCCAGAAGGGTCCGATCGTAGAAGGTCTTGATCTCTGCCGGAAGGGAACCGGTGGTGTTCAGGGCCATTTCCTACCTCCTCAGAACTGGACGCTCTCCCCCGCCTTCACCCGGGCGACGAGTTTTTCGAACTCTTCGTCGCTGAGAGCGGCGGGGTTGATCTTCCCGCCGGAGGGCGGGTTGGCCCCCGCGTCCCTGGGGGCCGTTTGGGGCTTCAGAAAGGGGTAGCGCTCGAGGAGCTTCTCGACGTCCACCCCCTCCTCGGTGAGCAGGCCGTCGCGCTCGGCCAGGGCCAGGGCGGCCTCGACCCGCTTCAGGTCGCCGCCAAGGGCGGGCATGATCTCCGCTTTGACCTCGGCGAGGAAGGCCCGCCGCTGCATCTCCTGGTAGGCCTGCTCCATCTCGGCGACCCGTTCCTCGAGGGTCTTGGCCTTCTCCGCCTCCTGGGCAGTCTGCTTGGCCTTGACCCGGTACTTGGCGGCCTCGGCCCGCAGGCGCTTGACCTCCTGCTCCAGCGCCTGGAGCCGTTCCAGCGCCGCCTTGGGGTCGGGGCCCTCGGGGGCCTGCTCGGCTGCTTCCGCGCCCGCCTGGGGCACGTCGGTCTCGGGGGCCGCCTCCTGGGCGGCCGGTTCGGTTTGGGCTTCCTGGTTCTTCACGTCCTCGCTCATGCTTGCCTCCTGGGCAACGAATGGCCCGCCTCCAGGGCGGGCTCACCACGGGGCGATGCCCCGTTGGCTACGCGTCTATCGGCAGCTCGCTTCGGTGCACGCCGGTCTCCTCGAGGTCCTCGAGGATCCGGTCCCAAAGCACCACCACGTTCCCCTCCTCATCCACGATGCCCTTCGCATCGAGGTAGAACTCGCGGCCGTTGCTCAAGCGCACCCGAACGACCACCAGCTCGACCTTCTCCTCACAGCCGCTCTCATCGTCGTCGGCAGGTTCGAGCCACATGTCGGTGGCACGGGTCACCGCTTGCCTCCGCACTTCTCCGCGTAGATCTTCTGCGCCCGCGCCAGCACCTTGCGGTAACCGTGCGCCGCCGCGAGCCGGATGGCGTCGCGCAGGTCGGCGCAGGAGATCACCCACTCTCCGTTCCGCCAGCGCTTGTAGGGGAACTTACGCTCCGAGGGGAGCAGGAAGACGTGCGCCGGAACCTGGGCCCGCTCCCTCTTCGAGCTCGTGAGGGCTGGGGTCTTGACCTTGGGTCCTTTCATCGTTCACCTCGCCAGGTCGCGCAGACGGGCGTGCGGGGTGTAGACCACCGCGTGCCCGCAGTTGATCCACTCGGCGGGGTCGGGCAGGCGCTGCCAGTCGTGGGGCGCCTCGACCTTCGCGCCGATGTTTGGGCCGCCGGGAAGGGTGAAGAGGGCATTGGCGGGGATGGTCTTGCCCTCGAGGGCGTCGTGCCAGTCGCGGGGCTCCTTCGCCGGCCAGGTGCGGATCCAGGTCTTGAACCCGGCGCCGGCCTCCTCGGCGGCCTCGCGAGCCCCCTCGGCCCAGCCGCCGCGCACCCCGGCACGGACCGCGAGCTTGAGCCACAAGCGGGGGTGGATGCCGGGCCGCTCCCGCACCATGACCGCCTGGAACCGGGCGGCCACCACCCCGCCCCAGTCGTAGGCCCGCTGGATCATGCACTCCAGCCGCGCGGGTGGGGGGTGGGCCTTCAGACCCTTGAGCCACATCGCGTGGGCGGTCCAGGCCGCCTGCGCGGAAACCAGTCGCATGTTGGCCGCCCAGTTCCAGAGGACCCAGATGTCGCCGCGGTCGATGAGCCGGTACATGCGCTCGAGGAGGTCGCGACGCCCCTCGCGCTCGAAGCGCTCTTCGAGGCGGCGGATGATCTCACCGAGCTTTTCAAGCGTCACGCGTTACCTCCCCCGAGAACCCGGGCCAGCACGTCCGGCGTGACCACGTCCTTGTTGGCCTCAAGCCACCGGTTGAGTTCCTCGTCGCTCCAGGTGGGCAGGTAGGGCTGCACCTCGCGGGCAGCCACCGCCAGGGGGATCACGCCCTTCTCGTAGAGCACGAGCACCCCCTGAATCACCTGGTCCCGGATGTAGTCGCGGTTGGGCAGGACCACCACCTCGACCGGCTCGGCCCCGACCAGCGCGGCCAGGTCGGCCACCAGGTCGGTGAGCAGCTCGGAGAGTACCCGGGCGGTACTCTTGGCCTCCTGGTAGAAGCGGCGGTTGGCCTCCTTGAGCGCCTCCCCCGACGGGCTGTCGTTACCGAGGAAACCGCCGGGCAGGGCCATCGCGTCCCGGAGGCGCTCGAGCTTCACCGCCCGCTGCTCCCTGAGCTCGGCGAGGGAGCCGGGGGCGCTCCACTCGAACTCGCCCTGAACCGGCAGGCCAGGGGCGATCTGCTGCACCTCGGTCTCGGGGCCGAAACGGGGGACCGGGTAGGCCGCGTATTCCTCGACCCGGGCCAGGAAGAGCTCCGAGGCCATCAGGTCGCGCAGCATCGGCACCGCCCAGAAGAACGGGCTCCAGGGAAGCCCCTCCGGGGTCAGGTCATAGAAGGCGAAGCGGGGCGTGAGCCCCTCGAGAACCCGATCCGGCGGGTAGCCGAGGTCGGTCGGCGTCTGGAGCTCGCGCCACTCGCGGACCTGGCCGTCCTCAATGTCCCAGACCCTCACCCAGTAGCGGATCCCCCGGCGGGTGGTGACCGTCTTGGCCTGGTAGAGCCCGGTCACCACGTCGGCGTCCATCGGGTGGGTGTAGGGCTCGATGTAGCCGGTGAGCCGGCCGATCCGGGGCGGGCCGGTCTCGGGTTGGTAGGCGTAGCCGGCCGCCACTCCCGCCACGTAGTAGTCGCGGGCGAGGTTGCGGACCAGACGGATGAGCCCCTGCTCGCCGATCGCCTCGTCGAGCCGTTTCGACTGGCCGCCCCAGTTCACGTCACCGACGGCAGCGTTGACCAGGGTGGAGACCACTCGCGGACCGTAGGCGCGGACGCGGCGAAGAGCCCGAGCCCACGCCTCCCGGCTCTCGGGGCTTGGCCCGAGCGGCGGGGTGAGGAAGCCAGGAGCAGGCTCGAAGAGCCCCTGGGCCATCTCCCAGGCCTCCTCGTGCTCAGCGATGCGGGTGGCCACGGCATGGAGCTGGAGCCGGGCCGCGAGTTCACGAACGTCGATCACCGTACGGCGTACCTCCGTTGGGTCTCGGGCTTGAGCCCCCACCCGCCGGCCGAAGCCTGGTAGGCGTAGACCAGGGCGTCCACCTGGTCATCGTGCTCGGCGAGGGGGAAGGCGGTAAGCTCCTCTTCAAAGGCCTTGGGGAGGGCGGGCGCGTGGTAGACCAGCCCCTGCTCGTAGCGGGCGATAAGCGGCATGGCCCGGGCCAGCTTGTCGCGGTCGGGACGCACGCCGCGCACCGGCAGTGCGGTGGTGCGCAAAAGCTCCTGCACCACCGCCGCCTGGTACTGCACCTGCTCGATCGCGATCACCCGTGGCTGCCACCTTGCCGCCTGGGACTTGATGAGCTCGAGCACCCGGTGGAAGGTCTCGCGCGTGCGCACCGCGTCGAGCACCCAGATGCGCCCCTCCTTGTCCTTTCCGACCGTCACCACGGCGGTGTAGTCGGCGTCCTCGCGGGTGCTGATGGCCAGGTCCACCCCCTGGTAGACCTCGAGGGCCTTCCGCTCCGGGGGGTCAGCGACGCGGATCCACTCGCGGCGAATCACCGCGCCCTCGGCGTCCACGAACTCGGCCTCGTACTCCTGCCGCCAGGCCAGCTCGGGCATCGAGCGGCGGCGGGCGGCGAGTTCCTCAGCGCTGATGTGGGGATTGGTGCTGGTGGGCATCCGCCAGCTCTTCCAGTCGGGATCATCGCCCTGGCCCCGGCTCCAGAGCTCGAAGAAGTAGTTCTTCCCCTTCGGGGTTGAAGCAAACCACGCCGAGCCCCGGTAGTCGGTCAGGGTGGGCCCCACGCTTTCCTCCCAGGCCACGTCGAGGCGCTTAGCGAAGGCAGCCTCGTCCACGATCGCCAGGTGGTAGGCCCGGCCGCGACCGGCCTTGTAGGGATCGTCGAGGGTCCAGAACTCGATAGCCCCGCCGGTGTAGAGCTCGAGGCGGGGATGGGGCGACTGGGCCGCCTGGGTGATCACCCCCTCGAGGGTCCGCCGCATGCGGCCGTAGGCCTCCTCGAGGAGGGCGTAGGTGGGCGCGAACCAGCCCACCCGCTTGCCATCCAGGGCCGCGTTCACCGCCAGGTCCACGAGCAGCGTGGTCTTCCCCCAGCGGCGCCCGCAGGCCAGGACGTTGTACCGGCGGGTCTCGGCGAGCACCTGTTCCTGACCCGGATGCAACCGGGGCAGGCGGACTTCGACCTCAAGCGTCTTCACGGATCACCTTCACCCGGATCTCGCCGACCTGCTCCTGCTCGGTGCGCTCGGTGTAGCCGCGATCTTTGCCAAGGCGAGCCAGCGTAAACTGCACCGCCCACGGGCGGCGCTTCTCAAGCGCCTCCACCAGGCCTTCCTCGGCCAGGTCGACGAGAGCCTCTTTAGCCTCGTCGCGCACCCGCTGGAGATCGGGGTGCTTCGAGACGTAACGACTCAAAGTCTCACGGGCCACGCCGAGCTTTCGGGCGGCCCGGGTGATGACCCCGTGCGTTTCGCGCAAGGCCTTGGCGACCTCTTTCTTCCTGAGCGGCATAGTTGTGACCTTGTGACAAAGCAAAACCCCCGCCGTCGGGCAGGGGTTTGCTCATCCTAGAGAAATCTTACCAAAAAGCGGGGGATGGCGCAGCGCTCCGGCGGCATGAGCTCGAACTCCGCCTCCCTGGCCACCGCCGCGACCGGCCGGTCCTGCTACCGGCCGTGGTCGAGGCGGCCGAGGTCTACGACCTCACCGAACCGGTGGTAGCTTGGGCCTCCTCGACGAACTCGCCGAGCAAGGGCGCACCACCGCCCTCGCGATCTGGTTCAGGCTCGCCGAGGACTGAGCACATCGGCGAGCCACAGCGCCGCCTCGGCCAGGAGGCGGCGCTTTTTGTCCTTGAACTGGCCGTCGCCGTCGAGGAGCGAGCGAGGGAGGCGCCTGGCTATCCTGATCTCGTCGAGCCGCACACGCACGGCCTCAGGCGCCTCCCGGACCGCCGCCAGTACGCGCTCGACCGGGATCCACCCGGCCGGGGTCAGGAGGTGCTCGCCGAGGCGGACGCGCCGGTCGTACACCCAGACACCGATCAGCGGGCGGGGCGGCTCGGGGTCGAGGTGGTCGCGGGCGTGCGACCACACCACCGCCTCCCGCACACGGAGGACGCGGGCGATCTCGCGCACCACCGGGGTGAGGTCCTCACCGCGGGCGCGGGCCTCGAGGATCCGCTCGTCCCACTCCGCCACCCGGGTCGAGCGGCAAACCGGGCACCCCCAGACCACCCGGGCCGGGGGGCCGCCGGGAGTGCGCCGGGGGCCGCGGGGGACGGTGTCGGTGAGGGTCCTGGTCTTCCAGGCGCGGAGGGCCTGGTACCAGGCCTCGGCGAGTTTGCGCTCCTCGGCGGTCATAGGGCCTCCTCCACCTCCACCTCGATGCGGCCGCCGCGCACCGGCTCCTCCCGCACAATCCGCAGGTCCGCCACCTGGTGGTCGTTTTCGAGGACCCGTGCGAACTCCAGGGCATCCAGGATCGCCTTGGCGAGGTTGTCCACGTCCCGCCGCCGCCGGTCCGGCGGATAGGCGCGGATCACCACCCGCACCGGGCCGCGAAAGGGCAGACCACCCGTCCCGCGTTCGGCCACGATCGCCCACACGTCCGCGCGGTACCGGCGCCCCTCGGCGCTGATGTGGGTGCGGCCGCGGTCGTGACGCCAGTAGCGGTTTACGGAGGGGGGCCAGGGCAGTACGAGCCTCATGAGCGCCCCTCCTCGAACAGCGGCGCCTCAACACGCGGGAGCTCGAGGCCGAGCTTCCACATCGCGCGACGGCACTCATCGCGCCAAACCTGGTAAAAAGCACCGCGCCGCGCCCTGCCCGGGTACGCATCGCGCAACGCCCGGCGCAGCTCTCGGCGCAACCGCTCGCGATCGTCGGTTCCCACCTGCTCAACGACCTCGCGCACCACACGCTCGACAATCGGGCGCAACCACTCCCGCGTCGTCACCCGATCCACCCCCCACGCCACGCGGTGCCCAGGCCGAGCACGGCCAGGATCACCGCGATGATCACGAGCGCCACCGCCAGCCGCTCGGGGAACCAGACCTCGAGACCGGTCGCCCCCCACTCGATTTGGATCACCCTCAAAGCAGGTGCGCCCCCTTCCCGGCGATCATGTTCCACGCGTAGTCCTCGACCGGATGGAGGAGGAAATACTGCCTCTTGGCGGTGTCGAACACCAGGTCGAACTTCCCCCGCAACTCCGCCCAGTCGACCCCGCTGTCGGTCTCGTGCACCCTGAGGCCGGTGGTGTCGAGCTCCCACACCGGCCACTTCGCGAAGTCTTGGTCGCTCTCCGCACCCTCCGGCCACCGCTCCCCCCAGGGGACGATGGGCTCACTGCCAGGAAGGTCGCCGGTGGAGTAGGCGTGGCGGTAGACGCGCCGAATCTTCTCCACCAGCTCCTCGCGCTGCTGGCGGAGCGTGGCCGGCTCGTGCCCCAACCGCATCATGAGCTCGATGTGTTCGTCGAGCTCGGCGAGTCTCTCCAGCAGGGAGCGGTCCTCGTCAAAGAGGAGGTCGCTCACCTTTCGGCTGGTGAGCTGACCACGGGCCCAGAGCCCCGATTCCAGCCTAGCGATCTCCCCCAACCGGTAGAGCTCAAGGGCAATGCGGTAGCTGCGGTAGCCACCTCGTAATCCAGGGAACCTAAGCTCACTAACAGCCACGTCCTACCTCCTCCTCGTCGAGGCGCAAACCCCCTCCACCGGCCGCAGCCGGTTTTGCGCTCGCCAGGCCCGGTGGGCCTCGGCAATCGCCATCGCCATCGCTGGGCCGGCGAGTCGGGCCGCCCGCTCGATCACGGCAGCAACCTCCTCGTCGCTCATCGGTTCTGGCAACGCAAGCTCGGGACCGGCCGCGCGGAGCCGCCGCGCATAGGCCCGGGCCTCCTCGTAGGCCACGCTCTGCCGGTCAAGCCCCGCAGTGATCTCCTCGTAGTCGGCTCTGAGCTCGGCCAAGGCGACCGGGCGCTGGTGCTGTCCTCCGGGCCGGAAGCGGGGCAGATCCGTGCCACGGCGCCGCAAGCGGGCCAGGCGAGCGCGGATCGAGCCAAAGCTACGAGGCACCACCAGCGCGATCGCGTGCGGCGGCCAGCCGCGGCGGGTGAGCTCGACGATGATGGCGTCATCGCGGGGGGTCCAGGGGCGCGCGACGACCCGCTTCACCGCGCCACCTCCACTACCAGCACCACCCAGCCGGTGGCCAGCACCGCAGCCGCCAGAAGCTGGATCAAGAGCGCCCTTGGGCTTCGCGGCGGCACCCCCTCAAAGAGCAGGAAAAACCCGAGCACGAACGCCGCCAGCCAGGCCAGGACGGCGGCCAGGGCGAGCTCAAGCGGCACGGCCGGCCTCCTCCCGGTGCCGCCGGCGGCGGGCCCGCATGCGCGCGTAGAGCCGGGCGGTGGTCTCCGGGATCGCCGCCTTCCTGGGCACACCCGGGGCATCCACGTAGACCACCCGGGCCCGTCGTGAACGGGCCCAGATGAGGACCGATTGCCGGCTGACCCCCTCCCGGCGGGCCACGTCGGTGACCAGGACGTACCCTTCGGGCAGTTCCGGCAACCGCCGTGCCCGGATCCGGTCCACCGGCCCAAAGGTGTCCTCCCACTCGATCAGGTGGATCACCGCCACCCGGGCGCGGCTCTTGGGGTCGTAGCGGTGGACCACGGTGATCCCGTGCTGGTGCGCCGTTTGCCGCACGCTCCCCGGGTGCATGCCAAGCCGCCGGGCCAGGTCGGAGGCCCGGATCCAGGGGTGACGGATCGGGGCAAGCGCCGCCTCCGCCCAGCGGCGGAAGCTGTAGGGCTCGACGTAGATCGCCCGCCGCCAGCGACCGGCCCGAAACTCCCCGCGGTAGGCCGCCCGCTGCACCATGCTGTAGGAGAGCGGGTACTCGCGGGCGATGTCGGCGAGCTTCCGCCACCCGGGGTAGAGCTTCGGCAGGCGGACCAGGTTCCCCCGGTAGAGGTAGGCCTCCAGGGCGTTCCGGTTCAGCATCGCCTGGCCCCGCCAGAAGACCGCGTAGGGGTAGCGGTACAGGCCGTGCCGCATCAGCCAGGTGCGGATGGAGTCGGGGTAGACCCCGGCCAAGCGGGCGGCCTCCTTCAGGGACAGGTATCCCCTCGAGTGCTCCCAGTCGACCTTCTTCAGGTACTTGCCCTTCATCGCTCCTCCAGCCAGCGCTCGGCGACTTCACCGAGCGCGAGCGCGAACGCGGTCCATCCGTTGATCGCCGCCCAGCCGGCCGCCTCGACGGGGTCGATCTTTCCAGCCACCAGGGCAGCGAGCAGCCGTTCCTCGCCAGGGGTGAGGGTGTGATCCTCGGCCCAGTCGAGGAGCGGACCGAGCAGCTCGTCCGGCTCCCAGGCCAGGCCGCGCTCCCGGCGCCTGGGGGCCACCTCGACGCGCGGGGTCCCGTAGACCGCGACCGCGATCCGGGCGGCCTCCTTGAGACCGAACCGCTCGCCGTTTACCACCAGGCCGCCGGGGGCCGCGAAGGCCCGGGTCCCCTTCGCGTTCAGGTCGCGGGCCAGCCGCTCGATCAGCTTCATGCCCCCTCCCAGGCAAACCGGAGCGCCGCGCCCTGGAAGTGCACCGGCCAGACCCCGGTGGGGCCGTGGCGGTTCTTGGCCACCACCAGCTCGCCCTCGTCGGAGAGGGTTCCGCCGGGCTCGGGCTTGCGCCAGAGCAGCATCACCACGTCGGCGTCCTGCTCGATGGCCCCCGAGTCGCGGAGGTGCGAAAGCTCGGGGCGCTTGTCGCGCTTCTGCTCGGCCTGCCGGTTGATCTGGGCCAGGGTGAGCACGGGCACGTCGAGCTTCACCGCCAGGCGCTTCAGGGCCCGGCTGATCCGGGCGACCTCGAGCTCCCGGCGCTCCTCACGGGCGCTGGGGTGCACCAGGCCAAGGTAGTCGACCACGTAGAAGTCGGCCCCCGCCCTGCGCATGTCGGCGTAGAGCGCCTCGGCGTGGTCCACGTCGTCGCGCACGAAAAGCGGCACGTCGAGAAGCGCCAGGGCGCGCTCCAGGCCCTCCGCGTCCCGGAGCTCGTGCAGCGGGATCCCTAGCACCTGCGAGATCAGTCGGGCGCCGAGGGTCCAGGCGGGCATCTCGAGGCTGTAGAAGACCACCTTCCGCCCCGCCCGGGCGGCGATGAGGGCGAACTGCAGGGCGAGCGCGGTCTTCCCCACCGCGGTGCGGGCGGCCAGGATGTAGTGGCCGCCGCCGTCGAAGCTGGGAAAGGCGGGGTCGCGGGCCACCGCGATCGGGGGCTTCCTGCGCCCCTCGCGCTCGGCCCGCCAGCGCTCGAGCGCGAGCCGCGCCGCCTCCCTCGCGGGCACGGCGCCCCGCTCCTCGCGCCCTTCCGCCGCCTCGGTGAGCGCCTCTACGGCCGCCAGGTAGTCCTCGCCGCGCTTGGCCGCCTGGGCCACCCGGAGGGCGGCCTCCGTGACTCGCTGGCGCCGCACCGCTTCCCGCAGGCGGCGCTGCATCTCCTCGGCGGCCACCGAGCCGTAGTCCAGGTACAGGTCGGTGACGCTGGCGATCAGCGAGGGCTCGACCTCGGCGAGCGCCACCCCCTCGGGGCCGTGCTCGGCCAGAGCCTCGGCCAGGGTGCGGTGTTCCGGGATGGCGTAGAGCTCGGGCTCGGGCCGGATCAGCCCGGCCAGGGCGTAGGAGAGCGTGATGCGCTCGAGGTCACGCCGAGGCAGGTTTGCGGCCATAAAGCACCTCGAGCGGGTCGGGCACGTCGTCGATGCCGATGTAGCGGTACTCGCGGTAGGGCTTTTTGGGCCTTCGCAGTTCCGGCGGGCGCTCGACCAGTGAGGCGTCGAGCGGGATCTCGCCCTCGAGGATCAGCCAGAAGACCTTCAACGGGTGGGTGTGGGCGTCCCGCTTGGCCTGGGCCCAGGCTGCCCGGACCTCCTCGGGGGACCACATCTCGTCCCAGGCTCGGAGCCGGTCGAGGACGGTGTAATCCCGCCCGGGCACCCGGCGGTGGAGCGCCCCGGGCGCCACGAAGACGATCGCCTGACCGGCCGGCCCGAGGGACGCTTCAAGCGCCGTTGGTCCGGTGCTCTGAACCCCCGCGTCTTTAGCGGCCTCTTCCTCGCCTAACCGGCCAGAGGGTCCGGTGCTGGAAGAGGGGGGGTAAGGGGGGGAGTTATATATACTTCCTTCTTCCTTTACTTCCTTTCTTCCTTCGGCGTTCGCGAGCCCCGTCCTGGACGGCGTTTCTTGCATGTCCGCTTGCACGTTTTGCTGCAAACCTTGCGCACGTTTTGCGCCTGTCTTGCCCAAAGCGTGCTCCGGTTCTGCGACCAGCTGGTAGATGCCCCCTTCCTTGGTTGCGTAGCCTGCGCTCATAAGTTCTTCGAGCGCTCGCTTAGCCGTGCGGGGGTCAACGCCGGTGCGTTCGGCCACCGAAAGATGACCAAGCCCGCGACCGAAGTTCGCTTCCGCCGCGAGGACAAAAAGGGCCGCCTGGGCTCGCGGCTTCAGCGTTGGCAGTACAGCGAAGACCCAGTTCGGCACCTTGGTCCACGTTCCGCTCTTGCTTCTTGGTCTTGCCATCGCAACCCCCTAAAACAGCTGCTCCTGGGCGACGCGCACACCGCCCGCTTCCCAGGCCCGCTCCATCCCGGCGAGCGCGGCCTCGAGCTCCTTGATCCGGCTGATCAGCTTCGTCCGGAACTGGCGGTACTCCGCCTCGTTCTCGGGGAGCCGGTAGACCTCCTTGCCCTCCGGGCCGGCGGCCACCACCACCGCCGCCCGACCCCGCTTCCTGAGCTCGGCCATGACCTGCCGGCCCCGTCGGTCTGAACCAAATAGGTCCTCGAACTCTTCGCGCGCGATCCCCCAAGCGCGGCGCTCCTCGAGGAGCCGGATCGCCCTGGTGAGTTCCGCTTCGGTAATCTCGCCTCGCAAACCCGTCCACCTCCAGAGGGGTGGGGGCCCGAGCGGGCCCCCACGTCTACGCGTCCTCGTTCTCGAAGAGCTCCTCGCGGGCGTCGCCGCCCACCGCGCGGAAGGCCTCGAGGTCCGCCTTCAGCGCCTCGACGTCGGTGGGCGGGACCGCCCCCGACTCGACCATCCGGGTGATGTAGCTGGCGGCCTCGGCGGCGTCCTTCACCCCGGCCGCCTGGAGGCCCTCGCGAAGCTTTTCCAGGTAGTCGATGAACCGGGAGGCCTCTTCCTTGGTGAGCTCCTTGGAGGTGGTCACCTGCCGCCCCACGACCATCTCCGCCAGGCGGAGCTTCACATCGCGGTACCGCCCGTTCACCAGCCCGAGCTCGTTCAGGGTGGCCCCGATCTTGCTGAGCTGGGCCTTGTTGATGCGCTCGGGGCCGGTTGGGATCGGCTCCACATGCGCCCCGACCGGGACCGGCTCGGGCTGTGGCACCTGGGTCTGCACCGCCTGCACCCGGTCCATCTCCTCGATCGGGGTCAGGGCCACGTCGAAGGCCCTGCGTAGGAGGTAGACCTCGAGCACCTTCTGGTGCATCGCCGCCGGGTGGGTCTTCCAGGAGCCGCGCCCGGCGTTGTACTCGCTGAACCAGACGCCGCCCTCAAAGACCTGGGTCTGACCGGTGGCGGGGTCGAGCACCTTCACCCGGCCCTTGAGGTAGATGTCCTCGCGGCCGGTGTAGGGGTTCTCCCGCTTCTGCGGCTCGTCGATCTCGATGCTCCACGGCTTGCCGCTGGTGTGGGCAATGTGCAGCAAGCCGTCCCGGGTGATGTAGACGTTGTAGCGCCGGTTCTGGCCTCCGGGGATGAGCACCAGGTGCCGGAGCAGCGGGTCGAGCCCGTACCGCCCGGCGATGGCCAGGGCCAGCTTGACCTCGTCGTCCGGTATGCCCGCGAAGATCTTGGTGCGGGCCAGTTCCGCCGCCTCGCTGGGAGACGGCACCAGTCCGGTGGTGGTATTCTGCTTCTGGGCCAACTCACTCATGAGTCACCTCCCGGCGGGCTTTCGGCCCGCCTCCTCGCTTTCCATGAGCGGGTCCAGCTCCAGCTCGAGGCCCGCCCGCTCCCGGGCCTCGAGGGCGTCCTCGCTCCGCCCCGCGGCGCAGAGCAGGGCGGCAACGAAGAGGCCGATAAAACCGGATGCAAAGCCAATGAAGGCGGCGAGCCAGAGGGAGATCACCCTTCAACCCCCTGGCCGGTCTGCGCGAGCTTTGCTACGTCGAGTACCGCGAATGCGACTCCGCTTTTTGCCTGCCGGGACAGATCGGCAAGCATTGCAGAAATGAGACAATGCGGTTCGTCCACGTTATAGGCGAGGGTGACGTAGCGTTGGTCTGGAGTTCCCAGCTCAACAACGTTTCCCAACCCTGGGGAGTACCCCTTTTCAATTACCGATCCGGGCGGGGCGAAGAAGATCTCCCCGTTCTTAGTGAGAAAAACGGCAGCGATGTTGCTTGGCCTCCGGTCCTGGGGTTGGGCTGGGGTCAAGTGCCGGCTGAACTCGTAGCCGCGTTCGGTGGCAAGCGACTGAAGAGCGCTTACGAGGGCCATTTGGCGCCCCCGCTCGTCACCTTCTTCACGGGCTGTATGGGCTGCCCACACAGCTACCAGCAGCGTGGCCAAGAGGTGATCACCAGCCGCACTCATGCGGCGAGCCGCTTCAATGAGGATTTCCCCGGTTTTCACACCCCCACCCCCAGCTCCCCCGCAACCTGCCGCAAACACGCCTCCACCGAGCCGCACCGGTTGGCCAGGGCCACCAGGCGACCCTCGATACGCACCTCGGCGTAGTCCCCGAGGTCGGGATCCCAGCCGTAGGCCACCTCGTAGCCGAGGCCCCTAAGCCGCTCGGCGATCCGGTCGGCCTCGGATGGGGCCTGGCGCCGGGCCTCGAGGGCCCGGGCTAGGTGCTTGCGGTCGGTTCGGACTATGCGGTCTGGGCGCCGGGCCTTGATCCCGGCGATGAGGGCGAGGCCGCGGGCGATCATGCATCCACCTCCTTCTCCTCCCGCCGGAAGGCCTCCGGCAGGAGCTTTTTTCGCCAGTGCTCGGCGAGCCTGGCGGCCTGGGCCCGGGTCCGCGCGTGCCCCCGGTAGAGCACGTCGGCCCCGGACCAGATCAGGACCTCGTAGCCGACAAACTTCTCGCGGATGGTCCAGCCGAGGGCGTTAGGCATCCTCCACCTCCTCGTAGGCCGGGTCCTCGACCTCCCAGGTCAGGCGCCGGCCCGGAAGGCCCTCGATCTCGTAGACCAGGACCCACACCCGGCCGATGCCCTCGCAGATCGGGCACCGGTGATCCCGGGTGTCGGCCGGGTCCTCGGAGAGGGGGAGCTCCACCGTGCCGTCACCGCCGCAGACGGGGCAGGTGACGACGTGGCGCCACTTGGCAAGGGGGGGTAGGTCGCGGATCACCGCGCCACCTCCCTCATTGCCCGGATCCGCAGGAGCTTCTGCTCAAGCTCCCACTTCCGCCGAGCCACGCGGCGGTACTCCTCGCTTCTCTCTGGACGGATGCCGCCCCAGCCGATGCGGACTAACTCATCAGCTAGGCGGGCGATTTCCTCGCGCAGGAACTCCTCTGTCCGCTGTATCCTGTTAGTGGTAGCTGGCACGCTATCACTCCTTTCTGGCCGGGGCCCTCACCCCGGCCGCCGCTTTGGTCTCGGGGTTTCCCCCGTTGCGGCCGATCAGATCGCGCAGGGCCCGCCTCGGCACGCGGTAGGTGCGGCCGAAGCGGATCGTTTGGATCCGACCCTCCCTGGCCATCTGGTAGACGGTGTGGTAGCTGACGTTGAGCAGTTTCGCGGCGTCGGCCAGGGTGAGCGTTTCCTGCTCGGCGTTGATGTAGCTCTGCTCGGCCAGGCGCTGCATCTCGATTAGCGCCTCGGCGATGTCGGCCTCGAGCTCGGTGAGCTCCCGCTGGAGCCGGGCCTTCCTCCGCAGGAGCTCGCGGTAGCGCTCGCGGGCCTCGAGGTAGCTACTGGGCATGAGGGGCCTCCTCGGTTATCAGTTGCTCCATTGATAGCCCAAGCACACGAGAAAGCCGGATGAACACGAGCAACGACGGGCGCGCGGAGCCCTTCTCGAACTGACTGATTGCGGCTTGGCTGACGCCCACTTTGCTCGCCAGCTCCGCCTGGCTAAGGCCGAGCTTTTCCCTTGCCTGGCGTATTTTCTCACCGATCACGTCGGGAGTTTCATGCATCACGCTTCAATAGTACGACTGATAAACCACCCTTGTCAATAGTTTCACTTATACTCACGCATAAGGGGGGCTAATGATGATGGCCGCAGAAGCGTCGGTAGAGCCTGGAATAGCCATCCGTCGGCGGATGCATGAGCTAGGGTTAAGCCAAAAGGAGCTTGGTATGAGAGTCGGGCGCTCGCAGGGTTGGGTATCGCAAGAGCTCTTGCGCGATACGGAGAAGACCGTGAAGTATCTCTGGGCACGCGACAAAGAAGCTTTGGATGCGCTACTGAACGCCCTTCGCTGGACCCCCGAAGAGTTCACCCGCGCCACCGGCATCGAGCTCCCCGGCGCCTCTCTCGAGCGCATGGGCGCTCGCCCAGTCACCATGACCACCGTCCCCCTCCTCGGCGTGGTGTCCGCGGGTCGCGGCACGAGCCACGCCGAGCCGATGGGCGAGATCGAGGTGTCCTCCGAGGTGGTCGAGCGCTACGGATCTTACGGGCTCTACGCCCTCGAGGTGGACGGCGACTCCATGTTCTGCGAGGACCTCCCCTACTCCATCCCGCCCGGCTCCTTTGTGGTGGTCGCTCGCGATCTGGAGCCCCGCCCGGGCGACCTGGTGATCGCCTGGCTCAAGGGCAAGGGGGTGGGGTACCTGAAGGAGCTCGAGCGGCGTCGAGGCCACCAGGTGCTCAAGTCCTGGAACCCCGAGGTGCCCCCGATCGTGGTAAGCCCAGAGGACCAGGTGGAGGTCCAGGGCGTGGTGGTGCACGTGGGGTTTGACCCGAGGAAGGTGAGGAGGTAGGAGATGGAGCTTAAAACAAGAGTTCTGACAGCCGGCGCTGTGGTCTTGTTGCTTATCTCTGCCTGCGCGCCTACGATGACGCGTCCGAAGGCAAAAGAATATGTTTACGACTACCTGATGGCAACTGCCAAATATAAAGGCGAAACCTACAAGGTTAAACCTAAATACTCATCTTGGGTTGTTGAAACCAGCGATTTTGCGTTCGCCGCGAGCTTGGTCCCCGATTACGTTGTCATTTACACCGACGAAAAAGGTGGCATAGCCGAAGGTGGCCCCAAGCAAATAGAGTTTGACTTAAAAAACAAGACCAAAGAGCCCATCGAAATCATCTGGGCTAGCAGTTCGATCGTCCTGCCAGATGGGAGCGCCTCGAGGGTAATGCATAAGGGGCAAAAGTTCCTTGAGAAGGATCGCCCTGCGCCTCCGTCAATCATTCCTCCCGGCGCTATCCTTTCTGACCTAGCGGCCCCGAGTGATCTGATTTATTGGAGCGACTCGCGAACTGAGTGGGTAGTCATGCCGATGTTCAGGTCCCTTCACAATGGGCAAGGAATAACCTTGCTGTTGGCGTTAAATGTCGGCGGACAAAAAGAGTATTTCCAAGTGCACTGGGAGGCTTCGAGAACCTTCCCAAAGCCTTGAGTACTTAACCCATGCCCCGCCGCAAGGGAGAAGGCCTAATCCGGCTCCGCCAGGACGGGCGGTGGGAGATCCGCGTCGAGGCTCCTCGCGGCCCTGATGGCAGGCGCCGGCGCCTGGTGGCCTACGCGCGCACCTGGGAAGACGCACTCAGAAAGCGCGCCGAGCTCCTGATCAAGGCCGGCCGGGAGGCCCCCGAGGACGCCGGTCGGTCCATCACGCTCGGCGAGTGGATCCAGGGGTACCTGCAGAGCCGCGAGGGGGAGGTCAGGCCCAACACCCTGGCCCGCTACCGCACCTACGCCAAGCACCTGGAGCCCCTGAGCCGCTACCCCCTGGCCGAGATCAAGGTGGCCCAGCTCGAGGCTCTCTACAAGGACCTCTCCACCCGGATCGGCCGCAGCCACCTGGCCCACGTCCGCACCTTCCTCCGGGCGGCGCTGCGCAAGGCGGTGAGATACGGCTACCTGGAGCACTCCCCCGCCGAAATTGCCGAGCTTCCCAAGACACGGCCGGAGACCCGGCGGGCCAGGGCGCTCAGCCAGGACGAGGTGGAGCGGCTCCTCGAGGCGGCCAGGGGCACCCGCTACTATCCCATCCTCTACGCCACCCTGGCCCTGGGCCTCCGGCGTGGCGAGGTCCTCGGCCTGCGCTGGGAGGACGTGGACTTTGACCATGATGAGCTCGCCATCCAGCGCATCGTCACCCTGGTCGACGGCAAGGTCGTGGTCGGCGACCCCAAGACCACGGGGAGCCGGCGGGTGCTGCCGTTGCCGCCCGACCTACGCGACGTGCTCCTCGATTGGGGCGTGGAGCTGGAACGGCTCGGTCTCTACGGCGGCTGGGTCTTCCCCGCCGAGACCGGCGCCGAGACGCCGATTAACCCCCGGAACCTCGAGCGGGGCTACAAGAACCTGCTCAAGAAGGCGGGCCTGCCGGAGTACCGCTTCCACGACCTGCGCCACACCTTCGCCACCCGGGCGCTTGCCCGGGGGGTGGACCCCAAGACCGTCTCCGGCCTGCTGGGGCACACCACCGTGGCCCTGACCCTCGACATCTACACCCACCTCGAGCGCGAGCGGATGAAGCGGGCGGTGCAAAACATTTTGGGCCTCGCCGACGGGCCGAACTGCCAGTAG